TCCCAGTGCCCAAATGTTTTGCGGTCATTGATCTCATCATCGCGCTTGTCAATGCGGGGGCCTTTGGCCGCGTTTGCGGATTGCTTTTTCTCGCCGTAGGTACGCTCATAGTGCCTGCGGCCTTTTTCATGCAGGTGCTCAGGGTTAAGGGTCAGAAACACGTCACCGCGATAGATGTAGTTATATAGCGTGCTTTCACAGATGTTTGTGTCAAAGGTCAAACCGCTGTTTTTGATTGCGGCCAGCGTTGCGCCGGGGCTGAAATGTTCATTTACGATCTTGGCCTCTACATATCCAGCAAAGGCGTGGTCATTGCCGATTTTCAGATCAGGCCCTTTGGCCCGCAGGTTTTCCTGATACTTGCGCTCTGCAACCTCAGGGCAGTAGCGCTCCTCAAAGGTGTATTCATACGTTTGCTGGATGCACATACCGCGCTTGATTTCGTTGTAAATGGTCTTTTTGCACTTGCCCAGTGCCTCTGCAATTTTGGCAACCGGCGTGCCGATGCGCAGCATACGATCGATGATGAGTCGATCTTCCCATTGAATGTGCGAAAAACCTTTGCTATTCATACGCAACCTCCAGAAATAAAAATAAGCAGGAGTGCATTCACACTCCTGCTTTGCAGCCAGTCCATGATTTTACTGTACATACAGCTCAAGCAGCGCCGTTGTTTCACCGTCAGGCAGAATATCTACCAGCTTGCAGTTGAGTGCAAGGCATATTTTGAGCAGCGTGGCCAGCTTCGCGCCGCTTAAATCACGCACGCCCTGCTCATAGTTTTGCAATACACGGGTGTTGATACCGGCAGCAGCCGCAAGCTGTGATTGTGACAGCCCATTTGCAAGCCGCGCTGCCTGCAATTTTGATGCGGTCATAAGCAGCACCTCCTTTAATGTGGCTTTATTATACATCATTTGATGTATGCTGTCAAGCTAAAAATACAGCGGCCCACGGTAAAAATGGGCCGCTTTTTCATTCCCTGTGCACGCGCAGGCGGTCTGCCAGTGCTGCAAGCACAGCAACGTCT